CCGCGCACGGGCATCGGGTCGGGATCATCGGGATCTCCGCGCCCGAAAAGCTGACCTTTTTCATCCGCAGTGAACAGCCCGATGTTTTTCCCGACGGTCATCCCTTCGCCCTCACACTTGTTTCTTGCGATCTTGGCATTGTTGAGGCTGTCAAAAAGCCACAAAACACCTCTTGCCGTAATGTGTACGGCGACAAATCCCTCGCAGCTCTTTATGAACTCAGCCGCCGCCCGGGAGCTGCTCCGGGTGATATCTATCATCCCTGTAGCTACTGAATATAGATCAGTACCGGGCTTGAATTGTGGTGCTATCCTCGATTTCATTTCATGCACTCCTTGGTATGGATTCTTTCCACTGCTTCTACTGTCTGACTTATATTGGAGTCAGAGACGGGCTTGTCAAAAATATACGTCCGGCATTGCCCGCATTTCGGGCAAGAGATGTATATTTCACACGGGGATTTCTTTATGTATTCCAACATAAATTCTCATCAGCCCTTTCCCGCCTTCCTCGCCGCCCATGTAGCCTTGCTGCTCTGCGACCTGTCGAAGCCGTAGACCTGCGTGCGTTCGAGCTGTGTGCCGAGATCGTTCGCCTTGCAATACGCCTTGTAATTCTCGCGGCGTGTTTTGAGCTTCTGCGCGGCTTTTGTGTAACCTTCCTTGTCTCCCGCGGCATCGAGCATCATGCACTCGCGCTTGCTTGCTCTGATGTCGCGTTCGAGCTTGCGCTGTACCTGTGACTTCCCGTATGCCTTGGCGTTCTCCTCGTCGTCATACGGGAAGTAGCGCTGTATGTTCGCGCCCGGGACAAACGGATAGCACTGGTGTCCGCAGTTTATCCCGAACAGTCCCGCCGGCTCTCCGTAGGACGTGAGCGACAGGGGAGAGTAGTATACAGTCCGCCCCGCGCCGTCTTTTGTGCTGCCCGATGCTCCGCCGCGTGAGTATATGTGCCCCTGATAAGGAGCGCACAGCGGACGTGCTCCTAAATGCGAGCTGACCTCGATCAGATCAATGCCGTAGTCGTCGCAGCGGTCAAACTGTGCCTGCCTTGCTGTGTTGGCGGCAGTCGTGCGTAAGTCCATTGTGACATACGCCTCCGGTGACCACTCGTGCCCCGCAGCGTCCACAAATCCCGGGATGCCCGTCTGAGACATCCGCCGAATAGTCGAGCGAACCGCCGCCTGCAAGCTCTCCTGCCCGCTTATCAGCGACGCGGTACCGACACCGAGGTCGTGATGCACGGCGTTGTATACCTCGTTCACGGCTTTGCGATAGACCTTCTTGGTCTCGTATCCCATGACGGTATTCACGAGGTTCAGATCATGCTTCGCCTGCTTTTTGAAGCGCTTCATGACCTTGAACGCGGTCACCTCTGCCGGGACTTCCACGGCAATACCCTTTATGCCGTCAGCCGCCGCGCGTTGGAAAGCTGCGTCGGTATACGCGATCTCAGACATTGCCGCGGCGGTGATAAGCTCGTCTGTCTCATCGGAGACCACCGGCATATATGACTTGATGATCTCTATCGCTTTCCGATCGAGTGCTCCTGCCCGTGCAAGCTGCCGTATGCGCCACTTTGACGTGTCGGAGAGGTCGCCGTCCGCTGCGAGCTGTTCGGCGATCATGCGTAATATCTCGTCTTCCGCGTCCATGTATGCCCGCACGACAGGGGAAGAGAGCTCGTCAGCCTGTGATCTTGTCATTTACATATCATCCACCCATGTGAAAGTACCGTTGATATCATTCGTTGCTGTCAGCCGTTTTTGTATACCTCAGTGTCAGAAAATCCATTGCCAACGGACTAATGTACTTTACAGTTGATTTATCGGCGGTCAGAAACAGATTTTCCATATTGCTGGTGTGCGTTTCAATCGTAGCAATATTATTATATGTCACATCACGCTCTATGCCGGACATATAAATCAGCGTATCAATACTCAAACCCGACACATCTGCCAAATCTATATAAGCATTTGAGCCTCCAGCAGGCGGGTCAAACACATATGTTTTCTGATAGACGCTTTTCCCGTCAAGCCACTTGATGCCCGTATCCTGTTCTGTCGTGCTGTAATCAATAGCGGCGGCAGCCGCTCCGATGTTCGTTCGTGCCTGTGCCTGCTGTGCGGTTGTCAGGCTCTGTTCGGTGTATTTCACCGCATCATCGGAGCCGGAGTGCTCATCCGTGTATCTCTTCGCAGCTCCTACCGCTGCGCCGTATGTCTCAACGTCGATCATAGCTCATACCACTCCCCATCATGCTTCTGAAAGAACTTCTTGTCGTCCATTTCGTGGAACACCGCACCGTCGGCAGCGTTGACCGCTGCGGGGAACGTCGCCAGTGATGAATAATCTGTAGAAAGCCCCTGGATAGTGGGCTTTGTGTTGTCGCTGCCGTCAACTACTTTCAGTGCCATTTGCTATATCCTCCTTAAAATCATAAACCGACGCCGCGTTTTCCTCATTGATGCGTTCGAGCCGCTTTTCTGCCGTCTCCTCGTCACATTCGTATATCTCCATTATCGCCCCGAGCCGTGACTGCAGCCCTGCGTCCACGAGCTTGATGTTATTGTCGATCACCTTGTCATGGTCTTCAATTATGCCGTCGTTAAATGCTACAGAGCATTCGTACTCAATGCCCTGCGGTATCAGCCTGAGGTACTCACCGAGCGCCGTCAGAGCGTGCACGACCTGTATCAGGCTTTCCTCAACAAGGTTCTTGTCAGCGCGTATCGTGCGGTAGGTCTTCGAGTTCTCCGAAACGATCTCCGTTGCCGTTTTAAGTCCCTCGCGGTCGAAGGCGAGCGTTCCCGACGTAAGCCCCGTCTGTGCGCAGAGCGTGTTAAGATATGCGTTGATAGCTCCGACGTGCTCCTCTATGCGCAGGCTCACGGTGTTGTCTGAGATTTTGGGCATTTCTTGATCCTGCCCGACCGACAGTGCCTGATATACTTCGTCGTCCGAGTCGAAGTACCTCACAGGCTGACCTGTGTCAGCGTCTACCACAGTGCGCACGCATGAGGACGGCACGATGATGCGCTTCCTGCCGAGGATGAACTCCCGCGAGAAGCTGTCAAAGGCTATGTCAAGCGCCTTGAGCGTGCTCTCCGAGTTGGCGAACACCGACAGCCCGAACGGCGAGCTAATTGCGAGGTTGTTAGAGACCGCCGGGAAGAAGTACGCGAACATCGGGACGTCTGACCCATAGTCTACCGAGGAAGGCAGCCCGTCATACAGCTCCGACAGCGGGCATTCCTCGCCGAGCTGCCCCTGCGTCTGCGAGCGGAACAGCTTGTATTCCACTCTGCCGCCGTTATAATACTCGAAAAGGCTGTAGTATCTGTTGCGCACAAACGACACCGAGCGGAAGACTCCCGCCGTGATGCCCCGGTTCGAGTATGCTGTCGGGACAAAGCAGTCAGCCGGCAGATAGTCTATCACGGGCGCGCCGTCCACCGCGTAGCACTTGATAACGCCGCCGCCGAGCGCGTACATCAGCGACAGGAACGCGGGCATTTTGGAATAAAATCGGTTGCTGTCAAGAACTTCGTTGATGTATGCCTGTATGCGCTCGTCCGAGATGATGATCTCGGTCTTTTCCGAGAAAGTCATGTTGCTGAACTCGTCGCAAAGGACCTTTGCCGTGTTGAGCGTCTCCATATCGCGCTGTCCCTTCGACGAGAGCCCTGCGCGCTTGACCCTTTTCCAGGGCGGAGAGCCTGAGTATATCTCGCGGCACGGAGCTATCACCTCGCTGTAGAAGCGGCTCTGTGATGTGTCGATCTTCAGCTCCGGAAACGCCTTGGCGACGTCCGCATATATGCCGCTGTATATGGTGTTGTCCACCTGTTATCACCTCGGAATTATATCGCTCATGTACGGCTCCGTGCTGTACTCCTGAGCGTCAAGATTGTCTATATTCGTACTGCCGTCGTCCAGTCTGACATCCTCGGTCTTGTGCTTATCGTCCCATACCGCAGAAGAGAGCGCGTCTATTGTAGCCGCGCACGACCGGAGTATCTTGTACCGCCCCGCGCCCATGATGAGCGTGTAGAAGCGTATGCGGTCGTTTATGTGCTTCTTCTTGGCGTTGAGTATGTTCACACACAGCCCGTTTTTCCGGACGTATGTGTCCATACCGCGGATAAGTGTCTGCTCTGCGCTGTCGCAGTAAACATCCGACAAGATGCAGGTTTCCGGGAGTATTAACCGGCATTCCTGCACAAATTTTGCAAAATCGGCATATAACTGGTCAGGCGTTGCTGCATCCTGTCTGCGGTAATCGTGAACGGTGATGATCTCCTTGAATCCCCGCGTATACGCTGTACAGTTGAAAGCGTGCGCCGAAGTGCCGCCGCCGAAGTCCACACCGACAGTCGCGAAAATAACATCATGCCCGTCAAGCCTGTCGATGATGAAGCGCTCCGGAGCATCGCAGAACGCGCGATAGATAAGCCCCTCAGCGTTGACCCAGAGACCACGAATATACCGGTCATAAAACACCGTCCCGCGGTACTCGTTTTTGAGATTAGCGACAAATTTCGGGTCGAGGAAAGGATTGTCGTCAATGTTGTAATCCTGCAGAAAAATATCGTTGTCGCTGTCGAGGAACTTCTTGAACCAATGGTTTTTACCTTCCGGGTTGCACGTCCCGTCAAAGCACGAATACGGCTTGTCAAGTCGGGACTTGAGCATCGTGAAAACTTCCTCGTGCCAGGTCACGACCTCGTCACCGTAGCAGTACTTGACTGACATACCGCGTACACGATCGACAGCCGTGATCTTGTCGGCACCGAGACAATACACCCGCTCTCCGAATATCATAGCGGTGTTGTCGCTGCCGATGCTGCCGACGAGCTTGCTGCCCCAGATATCCTGCAGCGGCTCTATGACATTTCGCCGCAATGTTCCCTGAGTGTTCCCGAGGAAGACGACAAGCCCGGGCTGTCCAGATACTGCCCTGATCCGCTTCGGTATCAGGAAGTAGTCCATGTAAGTCTTGCCCGAGCGTGTCGCGCCTGCCTTGATGTTCCACCGGTGCGTAGCCTTCTGAAAATACTCACGCTGTTTTATTGAAAAGCTCACGGCAATCACTCTCCGATCTTTGAGAGTACGTCGTCGAGCTTGTTGAAGACGTCAGAATTGTCGTCCTTGGATTCGAGCTTTTTCTTCTCCAGCTTCAGGCGTTCCTTCTCGATCTTCAAATGTTCGTCGTCGCGTATGACATCGCGCAGTGCCTTGAACGCAGCAACGTCTCCCGACTTCGCAGCCTTGATGATAGCAGCGTTGACCACAGTCATATTGTCGATGTCTTCCTCGTTCATGTTGTCGAGCGAAATGCCCGCGGCTATCAGGGTCTCCCAGTCCTCTTTGGAATTTGCGGGCAGCGACAGAATGAATTTCGCGCACTGTTCCATGCTGCGTTTCCTGCGTCTTGCAGCTCCGGAAGCCCTGCCGCCCTTGGACGTGATCTCACGAAGTTCACTCGGAGTTCGTTCGGAGTTCGGTATTAAATTTTTCTCATTCATGTCATCACCTCGCCTGACGTGTCCTGCGCACTCCGTGTGACGTTTTTGAAGGTCGGGTAATGAAACTATACTGCCGACACATACCCCCTCTTAAAACGCCGTATATTTCGTCTTTTGCTTGTGCTTGATTTTATTAAAACAAAATGCCCCGTCGAACTACCGACGAGGCAAGATGAGAAAAGATTATAGTAGGAGAAACTCTGAATATGCATGATGGAAACCAAAAAAGCAAATGTGTTATCCTGATCCTGATTCCTCGATTATAATTATATCACGCTGTCAAGCGGTTTGTCAAGGTATCTATAAGGTTCTTTAAGGTTCTTTAAGTCTCTTTTTTTGTAACCATTTCAATAATTGCTCTGTCATGCAGCCGGAACAACCGTGTGCGTGATATGTGCATTTTTTTCTGTATATCGCTCCACTTCTCGAACATGATATACCGCCGTGTCAGTACTTCGCGCTGATCGTAATACTTGAGCTCTGAGATCATCCCTTCAACGGTCTGACTTGCAAGAATGTACGCTCGAAAACGCTTGTCCACTTCCTCGGAGTACCAGAGTGCGGCGACGATCTTGTTCTCGGTCGAATTGCCCGGATGCTCAAGCGTAGGAGTATCGGGGGAGTATCCGACGGGAGCGGGAGCAGATATCAGATCGCGGAATTGTTCGCATTTTTCCTCAGCGAGCTTGTAAGCACGGTACTCGATGTACACGCTGCTGAGACGCGCTTTGACTTCCTGTGCTGTCATATCTTAGCCTCCTCATCGAGATATTCCAGCATGCACTTGTCGCACGATTTGTCAACACAGTGCAACGAGTGTGCATAATGCCCGGTCAGTGCGTCTACAATGCATACATCCCCGGCATCGATGTTTCTCAGTCCGTTGTTAATCTTAAGCAGCAAGTCGTATGTACAGTATTTGAAAAGTTTGTCCCTGTTAGTCATCGTTATCCTCCTCACCCAGCCAGTCACGGATGCAGTCGTCACAAGTCAGATCCTGATACCTCTCACACCGTTCGGAACAGTCGAACATATCCATGATGCAGCCGCCTTCACAATTTTTATTCATCGCAGTAGCAAACTTAAACGGAGCAGCCTTGACCGCCTTTATTAATCGCTTAAAGTTCTTCGTCTGACTGGCGTACTTTGCCTTCTGTCGTTCCGCTTCTCGCTGTGCGCACCGGTCACAGATCACTCTCCCCGGTCGTGCGGGAGCTTTACCACATAGCGTGCAGACCCCCGCGTCTTTGCGTTGGTGATAGAGCGTATATCTGTATTGCTTCATGTAGGCTTTTATGTCAAAACTCATTTCTGTCCCTCCTTCTGCTTCTGCAGAAATTCCCGCATCCTCTGCATCTCGGAAAATACCTTCCGTTTTTCCTCTGCCGGTATCTCCGGCGGCTTATAGAACGCCTTTTCCATGTACTCATAATCGCACCGGGGATAATCGAAACCGAGATTATCGATAACATCCGCATCGACCTTGTCCCAGAAAACGGGATTGCTGTGCATCTCGTCAACGCCGCTGCATATCTCGTCTATCAGTGCCTTGATACGCTTCGTGCCGTAGCCGTAGACGTTGTGCAGCGTGTATATCAGCAGCTTTTCGTACAGTATCGCAAAACTCTGCTGCATCTCCTCGATCTTGCGGGCATACATATCCCGCTGCTGTTTGTTTATGAATTCTGTGTAGTGTGATTTCATTCAACTGTCTCCTTTCGGAAGATCTTGATTTTGTGCCTGCGTTTCCTGACAATACGTGCTATTCTGAAATAAACAATCGTCACAAGTACAATATTTTTCATTGTACCAACAGTCCTTGCAGTCGATCCGTTCAAGCCCTATCTCGCTTGCAGGCAGGTCAAAGCGATCCTCGAACGTGTCTGCCTGTATGCTCGGGCAGTCGCTGCAAGAGCAGTGTGCGTTGCAGAAGCTTGAGCATTTTTGATTATTCATTCAATCATCTCCTTCCGTCGATATGTCCCCGAGCGCCACGATATAGACCGTGCCGGTCTTGACCTCGGAAACTTCCGCCTGATAGTAAAATTCCCCGGTGTTTTGCTTGCGTCTGATGATGCAGCCCGTCAACAGGAAATCGTCCCCGTCGATGTTATGCATGCGGAGCTTCAGGCGGACGGGCTTGTTCAGATTATACTTGACCTGTTTCAGCTCCATTTTCAAGCTCCTCGATGTGTATCCATATCCCCGGAACGTCCGCCCAGAATTTCTCGCATATCTCGGACGCGACGAGCGCATCGTCTTTCCAGAAGCCGCATTTTGTCATACAGTCTTTGAGCATTTTTTGGAGATTGTCGGTATCGGGTCTTGTGATCTTGTACTCGCCGTTCCGGTGTCTGCCTTTCAGGGGAAAAAGCCACTTCACAATGAGCCGCACTCCGACGGTATACGGCTTATCGGGACGGTGCGGTGCGAGTGAGCCGGTCAGCTTTGACTTTGCGTCCTTGACTTCAGGCGGGTCGTAGAAGACCGTCTTGCCGTTGCGCCTGGTGGTCTTGTGTTCCTGAGCCGTGACGGTCGGCGGGATCATCGGCATAAAGAATTCAGTCATTTGATAGCCCCCAATAAAACATCTTCGATTTCTTCGAGCTTATCGATCAGCGCGTCAGTAAGTTCTGTAATGCATTCGCTCATAAATTGGCTGTTGTCTTTAAATTCACAACTATTGATTTCGCTATCATACAATGCACATACATTTGTGCAAGGGTTCCCGTTAAACGGGCAATATTTTATTGCCATGTGTCACTTCTCCTTTTCATTCTTTTTGTACTTCGCGTCGCCGAACAGCGCCGCAATATTCTAGAGATATACAAGGGGCGGCTTATAAGCCCCTTGTATTATATATATAGAATATATATTTTTTTTCGGAGGGTATCCGAAAAAGCGGTAAATCTCGTTTTTTCGGAGGGATTTCCGAAAAAACGATAAAACTCGGTTTTTCGGAAATAAGCTCCGAACCGAAAAAACCGTTTTTTCGGAGTAGCTCCGAACCGAAAAATATCAGTTTTTCGGAGCTTGCTTTCTGCCTACTACACCTTCTTTGTCACGCCAGAACCCCCCGTGTTCATCAATGTAATTGTACACTGTATCAACACTTTTCCCTATAACCTCTGAAAGCTGTTTAACGGTAGTTAGTCCGTTTTCTTGGCAGCCCTCAAACGCTATTTCGATAGTGTTTTTTCTTTCAATGGAGTTTTCTTCCTTGGATTTTTTTCTGCCGAGATTCTTCTTTGGGTCTGCTTTGTCCGGATCAATATCCTTCAGCACGCCGGTCTGATCGGCTCGGTGTACCGGATACTCGAACCACACATTGACCGCAGGGAACTTCGGGAACTCTCGCAGCGTGCCGTCAATACGCCATGCAGTACGCATCTGCACGCGCCGGACAGCTTCGGCAATGTCCTTCTGCATCAGGTCAATGCTGTTGCGCTTCAAATGGTTATTGCAGTGCTCCATCATGCGGGAGCGGCTCTGCTCGTCGTCCTGCGATACCTCGCTGTCATAGTTGGGAACGAATCGCCGCAGCCAGTCCTTGCATACGGCACAGACAGCCTTGTCTTCCTCGGTCTTGCGGAGCTGTTCCGAGACTGGCAGCTCGATCATATCCAGCAGTGCATCCGGGTCACGGGCGAATACGCCGCTTCCGGATGCTCTGTCCATGCTGCGCTTGCCGCCCTGTGCGCCCTTGCTGTGGTGGTGGCAGTATATTACGGCACAGTCTGCACCCGCGCACACACGGTCAAACTGGTTGCAAAAATGTGCCATCTGCTCGGCGCTGTTTTCGTCTCCTGTGATAACTTTGTAGATCGGGTCTATTATGATCGCGGAATATCCGCGCCGCTTTGCCCGTCGGATCATCGACGGCGCGAGCTTATCCATCGGGAGAGAGCGTCCGCGCAGATTCCAGATGTCGAGGTTTGCGGTGTTCTTCGGCTCGATGCCGAGTGCTTCATATACGTCGCGGATACGGTGCTTGCAGGATATATCGTCCAGTTCAAGATTAACATACCAGACCTTGCCCTGTGCACAGGGAAAGCCCATCCAGCTTTTGCCCTCTGCGATCGCGACTGCAAGCGCGATCAGGGCGAAAGATTTACCCGCCTTTGAAGGACCCGCGAGCAGCATTTTGTGTCCCTGACGAAGTACCCCGTCGATCAGAGCAGGACGCAGCGGCGGGATGTTGTCCCAGAAGTCGGCGACGTTCTCTGCATCCGGTAAATCGTCGGTGGTCTCCTCGATGTAGTCTTTCCATTCCTCAAACGATGCTTTGCCGATGTTGGTCTCAATGAGATACTGCCAGTTGTCGCCGCGCCTGAAGCCGGGCAGCCTGGTCAGGCGTGACGGATTTTTACAGCTCCGGTCGATGCGCAGCCCGTTCTTTTCGCAAATGTCAAAAAGGAACGCAACGCGCTGCCGGTACTCCTCACGGCTCGATGCATCTACCTTTACGATCGCATGCAGTGATTTGCCGCCCGTGTATGTCAGCGTAACGATCGGCAGCTCAAGATCGTGCATGAGCGCATTCTGCTGCTCGATAGGCAGGCTGTCTGACTCGATAAGTACATAGCGGTATGCCGTGACGTTCTCGTCCTTGATGCCCTTTCCGTCCAGGGGATTAACGCGGATCCATGCTCCCGCGCGTGGGTCTGCATCGCCGAGAACGCTGCCGATATCACCGCCGCACTTTTCCAATAGATCTATGATCTGTCCCGCGGTCCGGTCGTAGTTGCCGCGTGTCGGCGACAGCTTTCCGGTCTCACTGTCTTCATAGACTGATGTTACATATCCGATATACTCGCCCGGCTCAAACCTCGCCCGAAGGTATGTGATGATCTCATTCACGGGATCGTGTACCTCCGGGGCTGCTATCGGCTCTGCTTCGCCCTCGAAGGATATCGTCCCTTCAAAGTCGAGCAGCTCGTTCCCGTCAAAATGTCCGCTGTCGAAAGTGAGTCCGTGCTCCTTTGCCATTTGTACGATAGTGCCTGCCGTGACAGGCTCCGCATTGCCTTTGAACGTGCGCCACTTTTTTTCGCACGCTCCCGCTTCGTAGCGTGAGTCCGCCTTGCTCCATGCGTCCCAGTCCGTGACGGTGTATCCTTCATGCTTCAATGCCATTCCGACCTGGAGCCATTCGTCATAAGTCAAGCTTGAAGGTGGGAGAAATGAAAGAGTCTCCAGTAGATTCAAGATCGTTTACCTCCGGTTTGAAGTTTGTAGGGTCAATTTCTCTCGGGACTTTCCACCCGTTCGCGCTGATCCTCGAGATCATATTCGATGCCGCAGAAAAATCCCACGTACCCACATGAGTAAAGCCTCTGGATTCAAGAAAACGTATTTGCTTGGGTGTTGTCAGCCCTGCCTGTTTGCGCTTTTCAAGGCGGTCAAGCAGCAACTTTGCCTTGCCTGCATTGTCGATCTCATCGGGAAAGATCCCGAGCTTTTCGAGGGCTGTCTTTTGTTTGTCTGTAGGTGGTGCGCATTCCCACCCGAACGACGGGACATATCCGGAGAGGTCTGCCGCCTGTATCGACATTTCATACTGCAGCGGGTCAACGAGCGCACGTTTCCGTTTTTTCATTTCTGCGAGCTTCTTTGCGAGTGCTTCCTCTCTCTGTGCCTGGACTTCATCCGATGCGGTCTGTGCAGCTTCTCCGATGTCCATTTCGCAACCTGCCTGCTCTGTGAGGTCCTCGGTCATTTTCTCCGCGACCTCGGCATTGTCGCATATAAGGTGCGCAGGTCTGCAAAGCTCGTGCCGCTCTGTGTGCCAAAGGAAGTCCAGCAGCAGTAAATGATCCTTGCCCTCGCATAGCCTTGTCCCGCGCCCGACCATCTGACAGTACAGCGAGCGCACCTTTGTTGGTCTGAGCACGATCACGCAGTCAACCGACGGACAGTCCCAGCCTTCGGTCAAAAGCATGGAATTGCACAGCACATTATACTTGCCTGCGTCGAAATCGGCAAGGACTTCGGCACGGTCGTCCGAATTGCCGTTGACCTCGGCTGCACGGAACCCTGACTCGTTCAGGATATCGCGAAATTTCTGCGACGTCTTGATGAGCGGTAAAAATACGACCGTCTTGCGGTCGGAACAGTATTTCTGCATTTCCTTGGCTATCTGTCGCAGATACGGGTCGAGTGCACAGTCAAGGTCACCGGGCTTGAAGTCACCGGACTGTATGCCGACGCCGGAGAGATCAAGATTCAAGGGGATAGTAAGTGCCTTTATCGGACAGAGATAGCCGTCCTTTATCGCTCTCGGGAGCGTATACTCATACGCCAGAGTGTCGAAGACGTTCCCCAGCTCGCGCATGTCGCCGCGGTCGGGAGTAGCAGTCACACCAAGCACACGTGCACTGTTAAAGTGCTGTAAAACGCGCTGATAGCTGTCGGATACGGCATGATGTGCTTCATCGATGATGATCGTGTTAAAATAGTCGTGTTCAAAGCGATCCAGGCGGGATTGCCGCATAAGCGACTGCACCGAACCGACCGTTATGCGGTACCATTGCGAGCCACTGTCGAGGCATGACTGTTCCGCTTTTTCAGTTGAGCAGATAAGTCCGGTCGCCGTTTTGATCTTGTCTGCCGCCTGGTCGAGCAGCTCGCCGCGGTGTGCGAGGATAAGAACGCGGTCGCCCTGCCGCACTCTGTCCTCACTGATCTTGGCAAAAACGATAGTCTTTCCGCAGCCTGTCGGCAGCACGAGCAGGGTACGGGAATTACCCGCGTCCCACTCGCTTTCAACTGCCGTGCGTGCTTCCTGTTGATACGGCCGCAGCTCCATCAGAACTTACCTGCTGCCCAACCGCTGGACGACTGCGTGGGCTGCTGCCATGTAGACTGCTGTGTGGGTGTCTGATACTGCTGATATGTCTGCTGATACTGCTGCTGATACTGCTGCTGTGGTGACGCCTGATACTGCTGCTGTGGTGATGGCGCTGTAGACGATACGGTCCGTACGTTTTCGTCATAGGCGTAAAACTTCTTGATCTTGTTGGACTGCCCGTCACTGCCGTCCTGCTTTTTGTAGTTGTCTATGTATACCTTGCATTTGCCTTTGTATCCCTCGATGTTCCACCGCATCACAAGCTGTTCGCCGTGCTTTTTCAAGCCGATCGAGAGGAAGAACTGCGAGAGCTTCCACTCAAACTTCTTTACCAGGAAAAAACGCTCTGTTATAGTCGCACTGTCCCCTCCTGCTCCCCAGACCGTCAGCTCAACGCTTACGGTGTTGCAGGACGGCATTTTGGCACTGCCTTCATACCGTGACCGCGTGATCTTGTTCACGGTGAAATCGTAGTCACCGTCGGGGAGAAGGACGAAACCGCCGTCTTCGTTCTCGATCGTGCCCTCGTAGCCGATCTCTTCGTATTCTGCGCCGAATTGTGTAGCCATAATTTTTATCTCCTTTGCGTTTAATTTGTGAATGGTAATTCGCGGTTATCTTTAATCAGTTTGAACACCTGTGCCCATGCTCCGATAAGAACGCCCTGCACGAAATCGGGCGGGTATGCTGTGATCGGCATATCTTCCGGGAAGTACCCACGCATACCGACTGCAAAGCGGATCTCTTTTTCCGAGACGTTGTTCTGCCGCATGAGGTCTGCGAGTGCGGGCGGTATCCCTGCCGGGGGCTCTTCTGCCGCGGGATTGTATATCTCTTCAAAATCTTCAAGGACTACCGATTCCGGCGGCGTATCGGGTACGGGAGCGGGAGCGGTCTGTACAGGTACAGCAGTCTGTACAGGTACAGCGGTCTGTACAGGTACAGCGGTCTGTACAGGTACAGCGGGTACAGGATCGGGTACCGGCGGCGGTGCGCTCTGCTGTATGGGCAGCTGAACCGGTGCAGGAATTGCACTTGTTGCCGGAACGTTTTCCGCTTTGGAAACAGTTGCCGGGGGCACTGTCGGCAGAGCTCCGAAGATGTACGCGATCTGCCCGAAGTCAAACGGCAGCTCCGGCGGGAGTCCGAACCTGTTTTTAGCGTCCCAGCACGGATTGTGTGAGGTGTACATAACACGCTCGCCGCCGCGTGCTTTCATCTTCTTCCCGTCCTTGTCGGCTGCAACTGCGAAGGTCTTATAGTTGGCGAAGAGTACCATATCCGCCCACTCTTTGACCATTGCACACGAGTTGCATTTCGGCGCGTTGATGAGCTTCAGCTCCCACCGGTCATAAGCGCCCATTTCATCGGGCTGTTCAAACTTGCGTATAGCCGCGTGTGCTGTCAGGACGACGTGCATACCGCGTTCCCAGATGTCGTTGAGCAGGTTCAGTATGCGTCCCATTTCCTCGTAGACGTAGGTATAGCCCTTCCCATATCCGAAGTCTTCTATGCCGGTCTTGTGGTTCTCTGCACATACTTTCTGTATGCAGAGACGTTCCGCCCAGTCGATAGTATCAATGATAAGCGTCCTGCATCCGGGCGGGTTATCTCTGATCTCTGTGAGCAGAGATGTCAGCATTGCAAGGCTTGTCGGGGGCTCGGTGCGTGCAACGTCCATGCGGGCGGTACTCCCCTCGGTGTCGATAAACAGCGGGTCAGGGAACAGGCTTGCAAAGCTGCTCTTGCCGATACCCTCGGGACCGTATACCACTACTTTCAGCGGTTTCGGCTGTATTCCTTTTGTGATTCTCATTTAAAATTCTCCTGCCTTCCATGTTTTCGGCTCTGCAGCCGCTGTCTTTTCTGCTTTCTCTGCTTTCGGCGTGACGGAATAGCCGTCTTCAATAATTACGCTGCATTCGTCTCCGGTCGATACCCTTGTTGCTATGACCTGCAAGCCCTCGCTTTCGAGCCATTTGTTAAAGGCCGTAAGGGTCTGCACATCCATCTGTTCAAGCTTGTCGAGCAGTACAAAGCCGCAGTTTGGATTGAGCTTTCTCACTATCGATGCGCCGACGATCATCTGATCTGCGCCGCTCATGTTGTCCCATGCCTGTCCGTTGTAGATCAGCTCGCCGTTTTCAACGGACAGCCCCGGGAGCGGCATTTGTGCACCGTTCAAGAGGTCACGCCGTTCGGCGCGTGCCTGTTCAAGTTCGGTGGTCAGCTCCTCATACTGCTTTTTGAAGTCGTCCGCGTCGATCTCGGCTTTTTCACGGTCGCAGTTAGCGCGTACCTTGGCATTGATCTCCTCAACTTTGCGAAGCTGCTCTTCAAGTTCTGTCGTGGATTCCATTTCGAGCTCTTCCGGAGACTTGGACGCGGCTGCTTCTTTTTCCTGCCACTCCACGAGCTGTGTGCGCAGATATGCAAGCGTCTGCTCTGCCTTGGTGATATCCGCCTTGATCTTGGCAACATTCAGGGATATGGTCTGCATTTCGCCCTGCCACTGCTGGCGCTGTCCGTTTCGGGCGAGTATCTCCTGCTGCTTGGCTATCAGCTCAGCCGCACTGACCGGTTCTTTCGGCACGTCTGCATACATTGGGAGCTCGGCGGCATACTTTGCCTTCTGGTCAGCAATGCGTCCGATCTCGGTGCGGCGGTTGTAGAGCTGCTGCTCGTTCTGCTCCATTCTGTAAAGCTGTTCACCGATCCCGATGATACGGAGCAGAACGTCTGCTTTCTTTTTGGACGGCATCTCCATAAATGCGGGGAGGTCAAGTGCGAATTGCTCAACGAATTCGTTCAAGAGCTGCTGCCCGCCTTTGCGGCCTTCCGGGTCGATTACTTTCAGTGCGCTGTTCTTCCCTGTGCGCTCGACGATAAGTCCGTTTGAGAGCGTGAGCTTCAAATGTGGAGGTATCTCCGATCCTTCGCGCTGCGGCTGTGACGGTTTGTATCTGTCGCCGCCCAGAGCCCAGCAGATCGCATCAAGCACCGAGGTTTTGCCCTGTCTGTTATTTCCACCGATAATGGTAAGTCCATTCGGTGAGAGCGTAAGCTGCACCGCTTTGATACGCTTGACGTTTTCGAGTTCAAGCGTGTTGATTTTGACTGACATTCTTATTCCTCCTAAAATTTTATATATTTTGCCCTGCTTTCACACTGATTTTATCCATTCCGCCGATCAGCCGCCGGATCGTCCACACGTCCGAGAACCACATCGGCGTATACCAGATATCTGCACCATTGTCGCTCTCCACAAGCGGATTTATAAGTGAATCGCCGAGCTTGACCTTGGCGGCATACCCCAGCAAGGATAGCTGTACATAGCACATCATCGCCGACACCTGTGACAAGTCCTGTGCATACAAACAGATATAATGCTGAGCATTCAGTCCCGTGTGTGCGATTGCCTTCCGGTATTCGTGCGCCGCTGCGATCAGGAGCGCTCCGCCCCCGCAGGCACAGTCGCATACTGTGATCGGTTTGACGTTGTCGATCGTGTAGTCCTGCTGACCAAGCTGCATCTCTGCCATCATCGCACATATGCTGTAAGGAGTAAAAAACTGTCCGTGCCAGTGTGAGCCGAGATCAAGCTGCATATACAGATCACCGAGCAGATCCTGCTCCGGCTCAGCCTCCAGCTGCATGACGATCTCCCCGAAGATCTGCGGGAACACCTGCATTTCATCCTTCGTGTACTTGTGTGCGATGTCCATGTACATGGCTTCGCGTTTGTCTCTGTATCTGCCGTCCACTGAGGTGGAAATCGACAGCGCAAACATCGTCATGCTGTCCTGCCACAGCTCCCATAGTTGGTGCGAGCCGATCAGGGAGTTGTACATCTTGACAATGTCCTTGTACTCCTGTTTGGATACTGTACCTCGTGCCATGCTGCCGCTCCCCTTACACAACATATTTGCGATGCGCCGCTTCGAGATCATCGTCGCTCAGATCGAGGTAGATCTGCGTCGTGCTGATCTGCTCGTGTCCCAGCATCTTGGACACCATTTCGATTGGCATTCCTCGCCGGAGTGCGATCGTGGCACTTGTCCGGCGGAACCGATGCGGATGCACGTTGTCAACGCCTGCCCGTCTTCCAATCTTTCTGACGGTCTGTTCAATCGAGCCCGTATCTCGCATTCCTTCCCCCACCATTTCCGGATACTTGTACCAATATGGTGTTGTCTGACTAATTCCGTTTCTTTTGCTGTGCTTTGACTTTTCACAGGCATTCAGACCGCCGGGGAATACATACGGGTTGGCATCTTTCCTCTCCGCAAGAAACGTCTGCAAGGCAAGCTCAGCTTTTGCATTGAAATATACCGTTCTGTCCTTGTTGCCTTTTCCGTGCACAATAACCTTGCCGTCCGATATATCCTCGATCCGGATCTGTACAAGTTCTGATACTCTGCACCCTGTAGACAGCAGTACCTCAACGATCGCTGTCTCTTGTGGTGTCCTGCACGCTTTCCGGATCATTTCGCACTCCATTTCGGTAAATGCCTTTTTCTTGATTTTGTCCTGCTTGATTCTGTCCACCTTATTCAGCGGATTTTTCTGAATAACCTCTTCAGCGATGAGCCACGAAAAGAAAGACCGGAGATATCGCAGCTCATTGTTTGCTGTGGTTTTTGATACTCCGTCCCGCATAATCCGTGTAGCAATATACACCCGAACATCGTCAGACGTGATCTGCGTGCAGTTTTTTCCGAGCCTTAAAAGAATTTTCTTGATTTCGGTCGCATACAGCCCGATCGTTCGCTTGGTGCAGCCTTTGACCATTTTCGATGCGAGGAAGCGTTTCAGGAGCTGCTCATTCATGGCATCGTTGCGCGGGACGAGTGCTGTCTCCATTTGTGTGATGCTGTAATCCTTCATCAGAATGTACAACTTGTCGGCAACGCCCTCCGTGTCAACGCCCATGCTGTCCAGCATACATACGATGCTGTTCACAAGTTCATCTTTCACAGTTTACATACCTCTTATAAAGTCTCTGATATACGCCTGCTTCTGCCGCCGCTCTTCAAGGCTTTCCGTCAGCGTCTGTATACGCTCCTCGAAGCTGCGTATCTCTTCCTCGATATCTTCGAGCGTGGCCTTGAGAATATCGGTGATGTACTCCCGCTGTTCCTCATAGTTCGGTACTGTCCTGCTCTGTCTCTCATAGTCCAACTGTCGAGAATTATTCGGCTGTTCGGTCTGTCCGCCACAGTCCGTTTCTGTCCGCTGCTGTCCGTCGCAGTCCGGTTCGGTCTTGACATCGGGTATAATAGAGGTGTCGATAGTGTCGACCTTTTCCTCCGAAGCAGGTTCGATTGGCGTTGGAACTGCTTCGGGGGAATTATTTTTTACCCGTCTGATCGTGCTGTACGATACGCCGTATCTGTCGGCGATATCGGCGAAAGAGTACCCGAGTGCGAGATCGTCCGCGATATTCTCTTTCAGCTCCTGTGATATGGGTGTACCTTTGCCCACTTAAATCATCTCCCTCATCTTTACCGTTATAGTGACCGGCTTCGGCTTCCGCGGCTTGTGGTCGGTGATCGTTGTGACGGTGACGTGCCTGCGGTGGATCGTTGCGAAGTACCACCGGGCAAGTTCACACGCCTCTTCCTCACCGACCGCATCAACTTCCATTGTCCACTCAATGCCCGGGTAGCTCTGCGGGTTGACGGTTACGTCAAAGCGTTTCATCGTTGCTTCGTTCATGCTGTTCTTCCTTTCTTATCAGTTCTGTGAATATCTCCGCGAGGAAAGCTATCTCGCTGTCGCTCACGGTGTTGGTGTGGGCTTCGTAGTCGCTGACGCTCATTGTATCACCTCCATTCTTTGATATCCGCTCCCGTGATCTCCTTCCACTTGTCGCGGATATCGGCTGTATCCTCTTCACGGGCGTATTTTTCCATGAGCCCGAACAGCGCATATGCGGTCGATAGGCAGCGGGAGCAGATAAAATCTCTATTGTCGTATGCGATCTTGATTATCAGCTTGCCGATGACGTTGACCATATCGTCAATGGTGTCGAGAGCTTCGGCATGTGCTCTTATTGCTTCTTCCATGATATCACCTCCCCAACTGTTTCATAGCCATGTTAAAACCTATCGCCCAGATATAGACCCTGCCGTTGATGCGCTTGCCGCAGTCTGACAGCCATTCCCAGTAATCGGGGTCAAAATCTTCAATGATCTCTCTCAAACCTTCCGTGGGGATAAATAGGTCGCGACTATACAGCGAATCATAGATATAATCTTCGAGCTTTTCCCACAACTCAGAGTTGTCCTCAAATTCGTCGTGGGTTTCTAAATATGCATTTTCCGCATCAATGTCGATATGATCTTTCAGATCAGTAATGATATCGTCCCCGTCATACACGTAAAGGTCGGACGCACACTCTATCTTCTCTATGTAGTAGTCAACGTTAAATACATAGCCCCTGAGTTCTTCCGGAGTGACCGGATTATACCATACAGCGATGCTGTCTCCGAGATCACCGCTCACAATGAATGCACCGCGCTTTTTATCAACGATAAAGTTGATATACCAATCACCGTCCCCGTCTTCACGCCGCCAGTCAAGGATAAAATAGCGGTCGTTCTCCGTGATGATAGTCGCCTTGTGTGTGGAAAAGTACTCTTTACACATTGCTTCATAGCGTTGCATTTCTTCTTTCATCTCGGTCTCCTTTCTGCTATTGCGGGGGTTTCGCTGCCCTCACCATATTTGCGTTTGTATCGTTCCTCGATAATGTCAAGTCGCTCGTCATACCATTTGCGGAGACTGTTACTCTCTACCAGTACACCAATGCAAAATCCCATGAGCAAAGACCCTACTGCCACAATCACAAACGCGGCTAATAATCCTGTGTTCATTCGATGTCACCGTCCATTTTTGCACCACAATTGGGACAGAAATTAATATGATCGACTTCATCATTATCAACATAGAAGAAGGGCGTTCCACAAGATACATCAACATCCGCATCGCAGAATGGACACGTTAACCAGCACTGGTCATTACTACGTATCCACTGTCCATGCTTCACGGGCTGAACGTCTGCGACTTTTATTGCTGATATATCCTGTATTGAATTTATCAACGCTCTCCGCTGCCCTCTATCAAACAACGGACTATAAGTTCCATCCTCACCTATCGAATGTAAATATCCATTAAGATAATCAATCACAGACTGCTTGCTTATATACTCGTCCATAACTATTTTCCTTTCGTTTCTGCACTTTCAGGTGGTTCGGGAAGTGGCATCCAGTGGGTGACTCTGCCGCTTTTCAAATATTCAAGGTCTTTATCAAAATAACCCACCGTGAGCATTCTACCATTAGTACAATGTACTAAAACCATTGCTTTAGGTTCAGGCAATCTGTCCTTGACTGAAATCCATTCGTTATCCTGCTCCAATACGTCTATCGCAGTGAGCAGGGCAATCAGTAAGTCGTTTAGATAATCACTATTACCCTGTATTTCCCGCAACCATATAGCATTGTCATACTCTTGATTGAGTATCTCAATCGCTTTTGCTTTTGTCACGATCTCACCGCCTTCTTGGCTTCGAGCATTGCGTATCCCATAGCCTGAGCCATACCTTGCGCCCGTGCGAATTCGAGGCGCTGTGCTTCGGGAGGGAGCTTCCGGAACCAGTCCAGGAGCTCTTCTTCGTCTTTGGAGCGGGCAAGCACACCGGAACGGTATAGGACGTTGATCGCTTCGCTGTTATTCATATACGTAGTCCTCCTCATCATCATACCCGTAATCGTCGTCATACTCGTACTCATCCTCATAGCGGTCTATGAGCGCGTTAAGAAATGCTCCCATGTGTTTATACCTCCTTGAATTTATATTAAACCGAACCAACATATGACCCGTGACCCCGACGCTTGATTCTCCGAGCAGTTACCCGCGGGTCTTACTCTTTATTCCCTGCGTTTCAGCGGCGTGTATCCCTATCTGTTGAGCTATACGGCTCTCAATCAGTGCTCCCGCATTTGTCTTTGGTCGTTCGGTTTTTTCGTACCCTTGTATCGGGTACAGTATTATAATACCATATAAGTTGGCTATTGTCAATACTATGTACCAACTTATATGGTATTTTGATTGTTTTTGTATGTTTACACAAAATAAATTGGCACTTGCTATGCATTACTACCAATCATTACGGCGTATTTAATTGCATATATTGACAAGCACCAATTTTTATGGTATATTTATACGCAGGGAGGTGATACAATGAAAACACCTGAAATACTTTATAATTTAAGAAAAGGTAAAAAGCTTAGCCAGCAAGCAGTTGCTGATTATCTTGGGGTTTCATCATCCGCGTATCAGACATATGAGTACGGAAAGGCAGAGTTAAACTATGAAGGATTAACCAAACTCGCTGACTACTACAACGTCACCGTTGACTATCTCCTCGGACGCGAGTGCAACCCGAAGCGGCTCAATCAGCGCGACGAGGAACTTGAAGCCGCTTTCATTGAGGTGTACCGCTCCCTCCCGGAAAACGTCCGGAAGGACATACTCAACGGTATTAAGGATACGGTGCTGTCAATGTGTTCTCCACAGCCACAGTGCATCTCAATACAGTATATCGACGCTGCTGCCTCGGCAGGGCTGGGTGAGCTCCTGAGCGACTATGAGGATGCGGAGACCGTGCTCGTCCCTCTCACACCGGAGAGCCGGAAGGCGGATTTCGTCCTGCGCGTCCACGGTGACAGCATGGAGCCGATGTTCTCGGACGGCGATCATGTGCTCGTTAAACAGCAGGACAGTATAGATATTGGCGAGATAGGTATTTTTGCTTTGAACGGCGAGGGATACATCAAGGAGCTCGGCGAGGGCGTGCTGAGGTCCTTAAACAAAAAATACCCCGAAATACCGCTCGACGACACGAGCCGATGCTTCGGAGTAGTCCTCGGGAAAACCGAGCTGATATAAAAAGATATCCGCCCCCTGCGGCAACAGAGAGCGGATAAAATCAAAGGAGCGGAATGAAATGAAACCATATCAGCACAGTATCATTATACCACTCCTTACACAAAAAGTCAAGGAGTGATATGATGAAAAAAGCCGTAATTTATGCACGATACTCATCGGATAATCAGCGTTCCGAGAGTATCGACGAGCAGGTGAGAGCCTGCAAATACTTCGCGCAGCACTCCGGGCAGTATGACATAGTAGGCGTATACAAGGATGAGGCACTGTCCGGCTACCGTAATATCCACAAGCGCGACGGTTTCACAAAGCTGATGCAGGACGCAGAAGCGCACAGGTTCGACGCTGTGATAGTCTATGAATTATCCAGATTCGCCCGCAATGCGTCAGATACGGTCGTTTATACGGACAAATTAAAGCAACTCGGAATAGAATTTATCTCCGTCCGTGAAAAGCTCGACCAGACCCCCGAGGGCAGGATGATGCTGCTCGTTATCACAGGCGTGAACGAATATTTCTCCGCGAACCTTGCTATTGAGGTCATGCGCGGACTGAAGGAGAACGCCTACAAAGCGAAGACCACGGGCGGAAAGCCGCCGCTCGGTTACGACCTCGACGCGGACGGCCGTTACATACTGAATCCCACCGAAGCGGAAGCGGTGCGCCTGATATTCGATATGTACCTTGACGGATGCGGATACACCCGTATTGTGGACGAGCTCAACAGCAGGGGATATCGCACCAAGCGCGGCGGTAAGTTCCTGCGGAACAGTCTGTATGATCTTCTCCGCAATGAAAAATATACGGGGACATACGTCTATAACAAAACAGCGCAGTCCAAGAACGGCAAGCAGAATCGCCACAAATACAAGCCCGACGAGGATATCATCCGCGTTGAGGGAGCGTTCCCCGCGATAGTTACGAAACTTGAATATCATAAGGTGTTGGAAAAGATGAAACAAAATCAGTACAAATCAGGCGGCAGAAACGCCGCAAAACGCGACTACTTACTAAGCGGCAAGGTATATTGCGGACATTGCGGCAAGTCCATGTACGGAGAGACCAGACCGAGAAGGGGAGTGGATTATTCGTATTACACCTGCAACGGTCACAAGGCACGTGTCTGCGATAAACACTCCGTCCGGTGCGACAAGCTCGAGCACGAAGTTATCCGTCAGCTCAACGAGCGGTATTTTTCCCTCGAAGTCGAGGAACGTGTCGTCGCGAAAATACTCGAAGCCAACAAGAACGGAGTTGATGAAGCGAAGATACATGAGCTCCGCAAGCAGTCCTCTGAACTGAAACGGCAGATAGATAATCTCGTCAATGCCGTTGCAAAGGGACTTGATTTTGCGGAAGTCCATGAGAAGATCGCCGACCTTACAAAACAGAAGCAGGCTATCGACCGCCGCATCGTTGATATGGAAGCCGCTGCGTATAATGTCGGGTACACCGCACAGCAGATCAGAAAAGTCTTTGAGGAAAACACCGATCTCACAAAACTACCGAGGGATCGGCTAAAACAGATAATTCAGAAGTTCGTGTGGAGGATCTACGTTTATGACGGCGACACCCCGGACGATCCTGACAAAGTAAAAATCATAATGGTACCAAATGAGCAGGCTCAGGCTGAGCTTGATACGCTCGCAGAGGACTACGTCGCCCTTACAGACTTTTTGTCAAATACGGGCGGCGGTGCCCTGCCCCTGCCATCCGTATTTGACAACGGCGTAGTCATAATTGCATTCGCTGTTGTTGTCAGAGCGTCCAAATGAGAAAAACGGCAGACTTTCGGAAAATACCGATAGTCTGCCGCTTTTTCATATCACCTTAATAAACGCCTGCGGATAATTCTCCCGCACCTCTGCAAGATACTTCTCCGCGTTTTCCTTTGACGAAAACGCCCCGACCTGTACATAGTACATTTTCTTTGCGGGGAGCCCGGACGTTTCCGAGAGCCGTGCCTTGAACTTTTCCCATTCCGCCTCGGAGCCGCTTTCGGCGTTCCAGCCTATGATGCCCGGACAGAGCTTCCCGGTGCAGTCATAATGCCGCACGACGTGGTCTACAGAGATGCTGTACTTCTTCATGAGGTGCTCTGTCAGTGCGACCGCGTTGCGCACAGTCGCCGCCGTGAAGCTGTATGTCTTGTCGTTGGCATTCTGCATTTTGCCGGTGCTGTTTGTAGAGCAGACTTCGATGCCTATCGCGTTTTTGTTAACGCATTTCCCGTAAAATTTCCCGCCTTTGTTGTCGTAGTGAGCCCCGCCGCAATGCCACGTATAGACATTTTCAATATCGGCATTGTACTGTACTATTGCTGTATCGTCTACAACAAAATCGGAAGAAGCAATAGCGGCAGCATTGTTGAACCACGCAACAGTATTTAGCGCCGAGCCTTCCCGGGACGTCACGCCCGCGGTGTAGTGGATCACGATGTACTCGATCTTTCTGCCGGGTGCTGACGTCATGCTCCGCTTGCCGTATGCCTTTGTGATCTTCATGATTCGCCGCCTCCTTTCGGCGTGTTCAGAATATCTATCACCTTGTCGAGCAGTTTCTGTACAGGCTCAGGCAGGATGCCCATTTTCGCCGCGTTCTCGACTATTGAGATGATCTCCGATGCGCAGAGAGCTCCGACCACTGTCGGGCGTATGTACGCTGTGGAGAGCAGGATATCCGCTTGATATGCTACAGCAACAAGCAGCAGCGTACACGTCTTTTTTGCAACGCCTTTCCAGGCAGCAGCAGAGGATAGCCCGCCTTTCTTGCTTTTTGGAGATTTCCGGAAGACGATCGCCAGCAGCAGCCCCATGATAAAGTCAATCACCATGAGCACGATCAGAGCGAGAATGTCGTTGCTCCATTCGCCGAAGATAAACGTAGCACACGCAGAGAGCACGCCTGCAGCCGCTGAAATGCTGAATTTCGATAAATTCATAGTTTTTATGCCCCTCCCGTTATGTCGTCGGCGCGTCAGTGTATAGCACCGTGTTCCCGCGTTTGAGTGTCTGATATACTGCCGTCAGATCGTACCCGTTGGCCGCCCATGTAAAGTCAAGCCTCCATGTGTACGTGACGCCGTTGATGATCTCGTCATATGTAATGTAGTCAGCCGGCTGTGATGTATCGCCGCCGGGGAAGTGCTGTATGATGTTTGCAGGCGGCGCGGTGATGAAGCCGAGCCCGCCGTAAATGACGGCGCCGCCGTCGGCAGTCGTGCGCAGGTAGTAGTTTTTTTCATCAGCTCTGTTTATCATGATACCGCCCTCCTTATCCGTCCGCCGCGCGTGTCGTGATGCTTAGATTACCGTCCTTGTCGGCTTTGAGTATGCCCACGAGGGCGTTATAGTCTATTTTATTTTCGAGTGCTCGCTGCTCCAGGGACTGATAGTCAGCATATGACTGCTGTACAGCAGGCGCACCGACCGAGCCCGTGATATCCGTCGCACCGAAGTCAATCACAAGAGATAACACAGGGTATTTCTGCCCGCTCACCGTGTACAGTGCCCCGGGAGATACGGTCCCATTCATGCTCACCTTGTCGATGTTCCAGGCATGATAGGTCTCACCGACAACGCGCCCGCCTGCCGCCGCGCACATGGACGAGCCTATCAAATACGCACCTGATACCGTGACGGTGCTGTACCATGCGGCTGATGTGTTCCCGTACTCATACACCGCGTTGTGATAGCTGTCTGTCACGAATGCGCGTGATATTATCTTGCTCCCGAGATATTTGACGTCTGTGCGGTCGGTTTCGGCAGGCGGCGTGAACGATGAGCCGCTCGCGTTAAATGCTGAAAATACTATGCTGCCCTGCGCCGCGTACCATATGCCGCCGACCTTGGACGCTTCCTCGAATATCTGCCGGCAGCTCTTGCCGACAAACTCGTTATAGTACAGATCGGGCAGCACCGGGATATTCCCAGCTCCGCCGAGCCCCATTTTCTGCGCCGCTGCGTTGAGTACATCGGACGCATGATACAGGTTTTTTCGTGTGTGCGCTGCATCCGCCCACTCTGTAAACGATGTGCCTGCCGCTGTGAACTCGATGTCTGCGTTCACCGTCTTGTCGTATGCTGTGATGCTCAGCCCACCGTCACGGATGCCGACGAAGCCGAGTACCATATCAGGCATACTATACCCCGTCTCGCTCACTGTAAAAGCGACAGCGCTTCCGGGCGGCACTCCGTTTGCAATGGCCGCGGCGGTGTCCTGGTCGGCTCTGCAGTCAGCGGTGAGCTGTGACGTCACTATCCCCGACATACCCATATTGGAGCCTGCGAAGCTGTACCGGATGTTTGCAAGGTCCTCGGCCAGGAACGTGAAGGACCCGACTGTCAGCGTATAGTCAATCGTTTCAAAGCCCGTCGAGGGGGATCAGCGGGCAGTGCATGGATAAAGCGATATCATACAGCCTGTTGTTGTCCTCCTCGACAGTGATCGTGGTGTTTATAGTCGGTCTTTCAAAGGTTCCCGTCCGCGAAGCAGGGAAGGCATATACTACGCTGAGCCCGTCTGCGGCGTCGTCCAGTGCCTCAAAGATATCAGCTGCAGAGGGTGGTACGTCCTCCCCCTCCCCGGCGGATGATACCGATGCGGGTACTCCGCGGAGAGTTACAGAGATGTCCACAGATATGCCCAGGAGCTGCCGCCGCGTCTCACCGAGGACGTTGGTAAACTCTGTCGCAGAGTCGTATACCGCCGTCTCATTCACAGTAAAGCTGTCATAGCAGATATACGGCGTGACGTCCACGTCTCCGATAGATAAGATAGTACCGTTCATATAGTGCCTCCCTGTATAGTGATATTCCTGTTTTCGGTGTTTACGATCTCCGCAAGGGTCCTGCCGTCCTTCCACTTCAGCACGACGTTCAGTGTCGTCGGAGCTGCCGCCGTTACGGTCCCGGGTGTCGTCCCCGCAGACACTGCCGCTGTGGGAGCGGGTGCTTCTGCGGCGGCTTTTGAGCGGTCGGATGATACTATGTCTACAGCGGTGCGAAGGTCAGGATCAGCACGATTTACGGCGTCCTCTATTGCGTCTGAGATAACGTCCGCGTTGGAGCTGATACCCTCCGCGATGCCGTCGGCGATATCCTCGCCTATAGCCTCACTGTCGAGCGCTGATGTGATGCTCTTCGAGATGTCGCCGTCTTCTATCGACTTTTTGACCGTGTCCGTCATGGTGTCGATAGCGCCCTTGAACTGCTCCGGGAAGTCGCTTGCAGTAAGGTCAGCGCCGACAAGGAACGCGGAAATGAATTCCGCTCCCGCTTCCTGTGCTTCTCCTGACGCGGATTCGAGTATAGCTCCGACAGCACCCTTGAAATCAGCGTTGAGCGCCTCGATTTGCGGCGCGTATACCGCTTCTGCAACTGCTTTGTTCGCTTCCTCAAACGCCTTATAGTCTGCCTTGATATCCTGCCACTTCGCGTCAGAAAGGCTGTTGAGCGTCTTGGCATATGCCAGCGCGTCTTCCGGATCTGCGGACGCTATTTCCGCAAGCAGTGATTTTGGGATACCTTTTTTCACAAGCTCCGAGAGCAGTGAGCCGAGCTGTCTGCGGGCGGCTATCTTCTTATCGAGATTGGCAATTGTATAGGTCTTGTAAGTCGCCCCGGAACGTTTGTCAGTGGTAGATTTTACCGACAGGATGCCGCCGTTGAGCGATTTTTCGAGGTTGTCACGCTCCGAAACGAGCTTGGACAGCTTCGACTTGTACTCCGACTGTTCATTATCGAGCTTTTTCTTCAGCGTTTCAAGCTCGTCCTTCGCCGCGTCCTTTGCGTCCTTTATCGACTTCTGACGGGCTTTGTGGTCGATGTCATATATCTGATCCTCGGTGTACTCGGTGATGTCGATGCCTTTATCCGACCACTCTTTCTGCAGCTTTGCGTATTCCGCGTTGAACTGTTCGCGGTCGATGATGCCGTCGTCGAGCTGGTCGCGGAGTCTGTCAAACTGCTCTTTTGCGTCTGCTACCGCCTTCTTTTTGGCTTCTTTTTCCTCTTGCTGCTGCTGCTGAAGTGCTTTCTTCTTATCGTCACGGTTCTGGTCGGTGATCTTGTCGTCGGTGTAGCCCGACATATCGTCGGATATCCCGAGAGATTTCCATTCCTGCTGCAGTCTTGCATACTCCTGGTCAAACTGCTCGCGCGTGATGAGCCCCGCACGATAGTCTGCAAGCGCGTTTTCAAAGTCCGTCTTGCCCTGCTTTATGATCGCGTCGCGTGCTGTCTTTTCGTCAGCGGCGCGTTTTTTGGCGTCGGAAGCAGCCTGCCTTTCGGCTTCCTTTGCGGCTTTCTGATTATAAGCATTTACTTTGTTCCAAAACTTTGTATATGCTGTTCCCGCGTACTCGGACGCGCTGTTGAGCTTGGCGTCAAGGTTCTTGATAAACTCATCCTCACTGATCTTGCCCTGTGCGAGAGCCGCTTCCTGCTCGGCATACCACTCTTCAAAGGCTTTTTTATTATCTTCGAGAGACGCGGTGTTATCATCCAGAGCCTCAGTGCTTTTCTCCGTCGCTGTGGTCTGCTCTTCGGTGTCCTTTCGGCTCTGTTTTGCCATTTCGGACTGTTTTCGCATCCAGTCCGGGTTCGTGTTGACGCCGAGCGCGTTCTGCCATGTAACGCTGCCCGATGAGCCCTGCGTGCTGTCTCCACCCCGTGAAACTCCGCCGTTTACTGTACTGCTGCCCGTCGCGCCGTCATGGAGCTCGTTGTATATGTCAGCGCCCCACTGCTCCCACTTCGGAAAGTCGCGGGTGAAATATTCCTCCCACCCGTCTATCAAAGCCTGCCATATATCATGACCAAGGTCTGTGAACTTATCGACGACCTTGTTTTTGATCTCGGATATAGCATTTTCAAATTCTGCAGCAACGTCGTCAGGCATACCGCCCCAGGTGTTGGGGTCTAAAAGCCCCGTGAAAAGCTGTGTCAGCAGCTCAACACCCGAAACGACCAGCTTCGGAGCAAGAGTTATCAGTTCCGTTGCCAGTTTTGTGATTATCTCCGGAGCCTTGTCGATGAGCACCGGCAGCGCCTGTATGAGCCCGTCTGCGAGCCCCGAAATCAGCATGAATCCCGCGTCTATCAGTTTGTCAACATTGTTGAGAAGAGTATCGCAGATTTTAAGCACAGCGTCAACCGTGGACGGGATGAGCAGCGGCAGATTTTCGGATATGCCCTTTGCAAGCGTGTTGACCATTTCGACAGCACTGTCGATCAGCAGCGGTGCGTTTTCGATAAACGACGCTATCACAAAATCGAGAACACTTGTCACCATCGACAACAGCTCCGGCGCGTTCTGTATGACAGATTCACCGAGCGTGCTGATAAGGCTCTTGCCGATCTCTGAGATTTCCGGGGTTAAGTTTTCAAACTGCTCAATAATGGATTCGATGCCCTTTGCGATCTCTTCTTTGCCCTGCTCGTAATTGCCCGCAAAAATTTCTGTCAAACCACTCATAACAGCGGTTATTGACGGCAAAAACTCATTAGTTATGCCGCGCTGCAAGCCGGAAAGCGCCGTGTTCATGTCCTGCAGCTGATCCTGGAACGCTGCCGCTGCTTTTACTGATTCGTCAGACATGACACCGTTCAGCTCGTGAACGCGGTCTTTCATTTTCTGAGTTTCTTCCGCTGAAGTATTGAGCAGCGCACCAAATTCGGTAGACCCGCGACCGAGCAGCTGCTGTGCGAGGTAGGTGCGCTTTGTGCCTTCCTCCATGCCCTGTAATTCTTCAATCACACGGCTGAACAACTCCTCTTGACTGAGTTTTGCAATTTCTTGTTCGGATATCCCCAGTTCTTTGAAAGCGTCGCCGCCCTTTTCGGCTTCCTGAGAGAGCACGCGCATTGACGCCACCAGCGTACCAATATCTGCACCGCTGTGCTGCAATACGGCGTCCCATTCCTGATAGGCTTCTGCAGATATGCCAATTTTCTGTGATGTCTTGTCGATGGTATCACCGTATGCCGCCGTTTCTTTTATGGCTGCAACTGTCGCAGAGCTGAAATCAGATACTGCCTTTGCCGCCGCTGTGAGAGCCGCTACAACGCCCAGTTTCTGGAATATCCCGTTGATCTGGTCAATGAATGCCTCGGTCTGACGTTCGGTATTGTCCAATCCACTGCAATACTCCGAAAACGCCGCGCTTACATCGTCGACTTGTCCCGCCGTCCGGGATGCCTGCTCTGCGATCTGTGCAAGCAGTGTCTCAACTTCCTGGAAGCTCCCTGATGTAGTGTTTGCGGTTTCTCCTGCATCACGCATTGCCCCCGAAAGCTGGTCGACGCTTTCAGCCGCTCCCTGTCCGGTGTTTTTAGTAGCGCTGTTGAACTCATTTATTGCCCGTGTTGCGTTCGACACAGCCGCCACCGAGTTGTTAAAGCTCCCCGAAATGTTGTTGCCTGCCGTCTGTGCATTGCTCTGTGCGTCATTCAGTGCCTGATTGAAATTACTGTCGTCACCGACTATTCGGATGACAACGCGTCCGTCTTCATTCGGCATGATCCTCGCCTGCCTTTCTCTGTGCTTCCTCTGCCATGCGGCGGACTTCTTCGTAGCGCCTGTTCACGGCGTCGAGCATGGCCTTCTCACTTTCTGCGGCTGTTGCATAGTGCGGACGCGCCGCCTCGGGAAGGGCATATATGCTCTGCAGCCGCCTGATACGGGCTTTCTCCTGCCTGCTCTTGATCTTGGACACGTCCGTAGCGCGGTACTGCATGATGCGTATCAGCTCCGTGTTTTCCCCGAGCCCCGAGAACAGCGCCGAAAACTCCCACCAGTGCATCCTCACCGAGGTGAGGTCTATCCCGTACTCTCCGCGGAAGGCGGCGATAAAGTACTTCTGATCGGCGTCAAATGCGTAGCACCGCTCCCGTTTCGAGCTCTGTTTCCGCTCGCTGTCGTCTCCGCAGCGGTAGAAGAGTATCATCCCACGTACAGCCGCGTCAGCGTCACGGGGGATATTGCCCTTGTAAAAATCACGTATCACGGGCAGTAGTGCCTTTCCGAGCTGTGCCTTTGCGGTGGTCTGTATGATGATCTCCAGCCGCATCATCAGCCGGAAATCCGTTTCAACAGGGTATTTCACGCCGTTGATCTCGACATTTGAGGGATAAGCTCCGAACAGCTCCGCCATTTATTTCATCACCTCGTAAAAAATGCGGGCAGAGATGAGAAGTCTCTGCCCGCTGACTGCGAAACGTTTGTTTTTGTGCGTATGATCACGAGTATGTGAACTCAACAGGGACAGGACCCGTCTTTTTGAGCGTTACGCTGATACCGCTGTTCTGTTCTGTCTCACCGGAGCCGTCGGAGTTGACCAGTACCGAGACCATACCGATCTCGCCTTTTCCGGTGAGTATGTTGAAATATACGAAGTTGACTACACAAGCCTGACCAACGCCGTACTTGACCGCGTTGGAAAGCACATACTCCTGGAACGCGTCTCCCGCGAGGCGGTCGCCGCTGATCTCAAAGGTGCGCTGTGTGGATGTCTTCACCGAAGACTTGCCCGCGCGGATGTAGCCGTTTGTCTGCTCTTCCGCGTTGAGCGATGCACCGACCGACTTAATGCCGCCCTGGACTACAACGTAGTTTGCGACGCTCGTTGATGCGTCGGGCATACCCTGCGATACGCTCGTTTCTATCGCGAGCACCATGTCGTCAGCCATTACCCAGCCCGCATAGGATGCGCTCGGGGTCTTACCGGTCATAAGTTCTGAAACTGTCATGTTATTACCTCCATGTAAAAAATGTTATGGATATCATTGCCAGATAGATGTATCTGCCTTTCTCATCCTGTACGACAGGGGAGAGCATATTGTCGGGACGTATCGACAGCACCTGATAATCAGACGTGCTGAACGCCCTTGCATGGTCTCTCAGAGCGTTGACGTGTGCGGTCAGCTCGTTGACAATAGCCTCCTGACTGTCGCCGCGGATGCGAAGCTGAAGCATAAGCTCTTTTTTGCGCGATCTGTCGCGGTAGACGGCGATATCCTTTTCCGCTGCGATCAGCACAGCAAGGCGGTCATTTTCGCCGAGTATGCCGATCCTGTCAGCTGTGATGTAATCCGCGACTGCCTCTGTGATGTCTGTTTCAACGCTCATGGCGTACCGCCTCCCGTGTATAAATTAGCGTATAGGCGCACCCATTCGTCAAGATGCGCTGCTTTCGCCGTCTCAAACCACTCCATTGTGGCGTTCGGGTTTACTTCGTGCCGCGTAGGCGGGTAATAGTACTGATATCGTGCATATGGCGTCACCCACTGGACGACGCCCTCGTCGGGATCGCTGTGAGAGATGCCGGAGTTGATGAGTGTGTGTTCCCGCTCCTTACAGTAGTAGTTGCTGTCTTTGAGTACCTGCTCTGTGAGCGCCGCCGAAGCAAGTCCCTTGTTCGGTCTGATCTGCGCCATTATGCGCTGCGGGTCGAAATCGATCTGAACGTCAACCACAAAGCCCCACCTCGAAATGATGCAGAGCCTGATCGTCGTAGATCGGCTCAACTGTTTTAACGGCGAACACTCTTCCGAGTGCGGATATCGTTTCCTGCTTGACATTCCCGCCGTTATAGGTGTCCCCGGGCAGCACGAACGGCAGCTCACAGGCGGAATTTTTGCAGTCAAAAAACAGCATTGCAGTCAGTGTGACCTCCTGCTGATCTCTGTCGTGTGTTTCCCGCCTGTATGGCTCTATCCGTATGCCCGTTATCGGAGCGGTTGTTGCCGTGCGGGTGTTGTTCCACTTATCGGCAGCGTAGTATATCGTCATTGTGCCGCCGTGAATGAGTATCTGTGCAGGGATAGGTTGCATCATATCACCGCGCACCCCCTGTATGTTACACAAGCCCTCTCGAGGTATGCGTAAGCAGTATCACAGGGTATCGCGCCCGATGCGGCGGCAGCTCCTGCCGAGCCTGCCGCGGGAGCCGTGACGGAGAATTTGCCGAGCGTAAAGCCACCGCCACCCGCCGAAGCGGCAGCAATGGCAGATATGCCGCCCGATGCGCCGATGTGCTCCGCTTCCGCACAGATCGCTTTTTTAACGTAGTCGATCTGCGTATCGGCGAGAAGGCTCTCGTCGATGAAAACGGCAGTGTCTATGATGTTCGCGGCGCGTGTCAGCAGGGCAGTGATATCTGCATACTGCACTCCGCCGTAAACGTTCGTGTAAAACTCTGTATCGGCTGTT